TCTCTGTATTTATAAATACAGTTGGAGTCTGTTCTCGTTAATGGTAACCCAGTTTATAAACTGGGGCCATCATCGATACTAGAGGTTGTAACTTCCTCTGTATCTGCTTCCTCTGCAAGAAGTCTTGCATAGTTGGAAGCGAGTGTAGGATTAGTCTTTCTGACTATATCTGTGACACTCTCTTGGCCGGAGGTACGTGCAAACGTATCGACCTTCCTTGGTTCAACGCCATCTTTATAGATGTCGTCAACCACTTTAGCGAGTTCGTCTAATTTCTTGACGAATTTCTCGTTAGCAAACAGCTGCTCGTAGGCAATCTTACCTCGAGTCAATGCTGTGGCCCGGAACACAGGTTCTTTAGCCTCTGTCACGGCCTGCTCCTTGTTAACCAACAAAGGAGACTCTTCAAGCTGCTTCTCTCTTATAGCAGCATTGAGGATCGAAACGATTGGAACCAATAATGGTTTCAATTGTTCGACGTGTTCGTTCTTCACAATGGGAACGACACGGTTGGCGGTTTTTCCGGCAACCTTACCGGTATAAACCAAGTCGATTGAATCGACACCAACTGAGACAGTAGGAGTATTTTCTCTCCTTTGCTGTTCTCTTTGTCTAAGGGAAGCATTCTGTGCTTCAACCTTGGCCAGACGACTCTGGATTCTTCCAGAAGTCTTCTGTGGTCGTCCTGACGCCTTCTTATTAGAATTGCGTTTAGGATTGGACTGCTGGGCATATGCCGACATAGCAGCCATTTGCTCCTGAGTAGGAATACTTGTTCCTATAGAAGCATTAGGTTCGGGTGAATTATTCATAATTCATACCTCCTTCATTGTGCTCAGACATCTTCTCATAGATGTCGAGAATCCAGTCGGTCAGCGCTTTTTGCGCCTCCATCGACAGCTCCGGTTTGCTGCATCTAGACCTCAATTTGAAGTCATAGTTTGCAAGCGCCATCATCCGGAACGCATATGCAATGCTTCCAGGATGTTCGGCCTCTATTGCTATCATTGCCGCAATATAAGTTGGCAAGTATTTAGCATCTGTTGGCATAGAATTGTCTATGTCACCGGCCTCATAGAAGAATTGACTGTTGTTATTCATAATGACAGCCCTCCTTTCTCATCAGATTCAGGAGCTTCTAAAGTTACATTCGTGGTCACGATGTCATATAAGGCATCGGCCAACGGTTTATCACGTCGTCTAACGAGAGCGACATGATCCTCTGGATGAAGGGGTTTCATACAACCACCCATCCTATCGTTAATGATCCGGTAAAGCCGGTCCATTACGATCGCGGCCTGTTGAAGCTCATCCAGGCTTCGCGTCGAAGCATTTTGATAAATATCAACTGCGTTCGATATCATGCCCTTGGTCAACTGATCAAGTTCATGTTTTGTGTCACCAGTACGTTTAGGCATACTTATGTCTAACTCGTACTCAGGATGAGGAAGTGAATCTTTTCTCTTCATCATCTCGGTCCATTCTCTCGGGGATGGCATTTGTCCATCCTTTTGAAGAGCTAAAAGCTTGGACGCTTGCTGTTGATACAGCGTGACTGTCTGAGCAGATGTCATGTCTTCTATAGGAGCATGCTCCAGAAGATCAATAGGCTCTGCAGTTCCGAACGGTCGAGGAATTTTCCTGATCTGTTCGGCGAGCTGAACAAACTGTGGAAAACTTTCCAAGTATTGTTCCATACTAGTCTGGTAGTAGTCCATCGTGTCTGCTAATCCAGCGTATGAGGTGATATCGATAAGTTTTCTCTTATCAAATATCCCATATTTAGAAATAAGTTTGCCGCAGAACTCTGCGACATTCTTACTATGCATCGACTTGGAGGAATTTACCTTCAATCCGATGCGCTGACAGAGATTGAGATACTCTTCAGCTACGGCTTTTCCTCTAATACAGAGGTCATCGCCGACGACAATACCTTCCGAAGGTATGTCGGGCCTTGGATCAGGGTAATAACCGTGAACCTTGGTATAGGCATAAGCATAAAGGTAACCATTACCTATGCTTGCCAACGGGAAGGAGGGCGGAGTTCCCATACCTGTCCCACAACCGAACTTAGCGTACTTATTAGGACGTAAGATATCGGCATCCCAGTCACCGTTGTTAATTACATCGATGACGGCGAGATCATAGTCATTGACGATGTTATTACGTCGCAATGCTACGAGGATCGGACGTTGAATTCGATTATAATCGAAGTTGTCCGTGAAAGCAGATTGGTCGAATGACCATATCTCTTCCTCTGCAGGGTTGTTGACTATCAACTCCTGCACAAGGAGCCGTGAGTTATTATGGCTCTTTACTCCTTGAACGTTCCAGCAATACAATTGAGTTATTTTCTGGAACGCCGGCCTTGACATACTGTCAAGAAAGGCGAGCGGTATGAAGACTATTCTAGGCTTCTGAGCCCGCTTAGGAGAGAGGGATACCCTACCAACCGGTAAGGACCCCTTAAACGGTTCTGGTAGCTCAAATTTGGCTCCAAGAACTGCATGCCCTATGAGTGTTGCAGATGCAAACTCGTCGGGATAGTCCCGAGCAATCCGATTAATATCTGGATGCTTCAGGTTATAGATTGCCATAGAGCGAAGATCGCCCTTCTTGGCATTGCATAAGTGACCATCTTTATTAATATAAGATGTCGACTTATCAGCAGACGGTGCCATCCAAATTGGTACGTACTCGTCTACTACTTCTAGGTGCTTTCTAAGGCCATCAATTAGATAGTCAGTAAAGCCCGTGACGAACTCCTGCCATTCTAACAAGAATTCGGCATCGATGTCGGTCGTATGAGTTATACTCTTATACGCCTCATCTTTCTCAGTTCTGCTAAGTGTTTTAATAACACATGCAGACTTTAGGTTTGTGAGAGAAGCGAATATATTATCCGTCTCTGCACAACAAGGAAGTGAAAGTATTGAGTTCAATACTTCCTCCTTATACAAATTCCCCACGACTGGGTTACCATCCCTGTCGTGTCTCTCAGTAGTCCCTTTGACTCTGAGATGTGGGATCTTCCGTTGAGGAATTAAATAATTCCCTTGGAATGCGTTCGTGAACACTGTTGCAAGGTCTTTAGCAACCTGTTCAAACGAATCCGGACCGAGGCTATTAAGCCTACCAATCCAAC